AAGCCCTTCATGGGGCAATTATACAACAAAGAGGTCTGCCTCGTACCTGTTTGTGACTGGCATAGACAATGGCACCTGCCAATAAATTAGCGAACCCTACTTATAGATTAGATTGCTCCAGGCTTTTATATCCATATTGTTAGTAAAAATGATAGTTCGTTTTCAAAATCCTATAAACACATGTTCTCTATGATAAGCCAAGAAATCGCGGTCAGGTTGAAACTCTCGGGGAAGAACCATCTTCTGACCATTGATACTTCCAAAATACTGATTGTAATATTCTTGCGATTCATATTCACGTAATGCAGAGGATATACAGACTGTATAGTCATCAGGCGATATTGTAATAAGTCCCTTGTCAAAAGCATTATCGTAGAGGGCTGAAAGGCAAATGCCGTTGCAAGGATTGAGACGGTCTTTTTTATGAGACGTATCTGCCCAAGGTATTATGTGACTGGCAAGCAACAGCTGCGGTATGCCTATTCCCGTCAGAGCGCAGCGTCCACCATAATTGGCAAGTATCATGTGGCGGAAATAGTCCTGGCCTTTTCTGCGTTTTGTAATTGAGACAACGTCTTCACCTTCCTTTGTCAGGTCAAAGAGGGCTATTAGCTTTGTGGAGATGCTTCGCGGATCAGACTCCTGTGCAACGATTCTGTCAGCTTCATTAACATCCTGAACATATTGGGCATATTTCATCAGGCTTTTCAGAGCTGCTGAACAGAAACTTTTCAGGGGATAACTTTTCTGATTAGGCTTGCCATAATCGAAAATGTTAGGCTGCTGCTTCTTCATCTTCTTCACCTCGTCATTGACTAAACGCAGAATGGATTCTATGATGGAAGAGTCTGTAATATCATAGAGCGACTGGCCGTGAAGATCTATCACGTCCTGATAGGGCAACACCTCGTCCAGGATCTTTATGGCACGGGCATAACTGTCAGCCTTGCCCGAATTCTCTGGCGAAAGCCTAGTGTTGAAATCTATAAAGCCATGTCTGTCCATGTTGTTGCTGTTTTATTATTGTTCTATTGCATTAAACATCTTCTATCTTCGAGCCATCTCCGAAGGTATAAGCTTGGCCTATGCTTCGTCTATGCTACGCCCTCCTTCGACATGCTCAGGATAAATTAGCTTTCTGGTTTCTTAAGTAGGACTATCCAATGGCCGGCGCTCGTGTTGCCCTCTCGAATCAGGACGCCTTTCTTCTGCATGTCTGCAAGGTCACGTTGGATGGTTCTATGAACTACCGACAAAACTACCGACATTTTCTGTGCTGAAATAAAGGAATCCTTATTTATCAGTTCGCATATTTTTTTCTGTCTTTCAGATAGTTGAACTTGCGACAAACTTACGACATCACTTACGACATTGCTTGCGACATTACTGCCATTTATCATCTTTATAAACTGGGTTCGTCCTATCGTCACCTGTACGCCGCCACAGAAGTTCTCCACCTTGGGCATGGGAATACCGGCTGGCTCAAAGCCCTCACGAATTTTCTTGTAGCCACGTCCCCAGGTGTCGATGAAGCCAGCCTTGAAGAAGGCATTGGCAATGTTCAAGTTTCGAGGTTTGGAAGAATGACGCCCATATAGTGTCTCCTGCGTATAACCCGTGGGTAACTCTCCTTCATTCCAAATCTCCAAATGATCATCATATACGTGCATCTGAATATCTGGCCCTGTATAATCCTTGTGGGCTATGGCGTTGTAGAGTATTTCTCGCATGGCTTCTTTGGGTATCTCCAATTTCTCATAGCGCTGCATACCTTCAAAACGCACTGGTGATACAAGATACTTGGCTTGAAGAATTTCCATCACACGGTCGGCCATCTGAATGATATTGCCTTCTATTACGTCTTGAAACATCAAGTCTGCCTCGCTACGACCAAAGCGACCGATTTTGAACATGGCACTGGGGAAGAACTTCTGAGGCTTCTTGCCAAATAAGAGGATGGCAGCATTCTTCAGACCGCCATTGTCATCCAACAATCCAAGGCTCGCCAACACATCTACTGTATGTGCATTACGCTGATCCTCGGGGATACGCTGTGCATCGATGCCCTTGCGGAGGAAATAGTCAATAGCATCACGGTCTATATCATCTATCTTGGCTCGTTCGTTGGTAATATCATCCCACGAGCGTCCCATCTTCTTCAGTACGAACTGCTGGAGGGCAGGGCCTCGAAGTTCCTGCATAGTGCTGCCAGAACGATAGTAGTATTTGCCCTTATAGTTGATGGGGATATTGCTGGGTTCCACATAAACCTCGATGTATTCCAAGCCATCTTGTTCATGAAGGTTCACGTCAACAACGATACCCATGGTGGTGACAATCTTATTGGGGATGTCCTCCATCAAGCAGTCAACATTCTCTAACCCGACAACCTCGTGGTCGTTGTCCACACCGAAGTACATGACGGCACCCTGTGCATTTGCGAAGCCGCAAATCCACTTCAGGTATTCGTCATGCCAGCTGCTCTTGTATTCAACATTCTGGCTCTCGCGTGCTTTGATCTTAGACATATATCTTTTTCGTTTATCCGTTTATTAGGGGCGTAAATCAGGCTGAATTTGCCATTTTATGCCCATTTTGAGGACAAATATAAAGAAAAATCTCCCTTATATTAGGAACGTGCGCGAGAAAAAAGGTTAAATGAGGGTGATTTTGTTCATTTTTGCTCATGAAACGGCACAAATCGGCATATAAAAGCTCTCAAAACCGCTCAAACAGTAGCTAAAGGAACGGCAAGAACACAAAAAAACCGCGTTTCCATCATTTTGTCTGAAGGAAACGCGGGAAAGGGTCTCTGTAGATTTCTGAGATGAACGACATGAGGTAGCAAGAGGGAGCAGTGGGCGTTATCGTCTTATCACTTTGTTCCATCGCTTTTTTTCAGGAGTAACTCTATCATTCGTGAGTTAGACTCAACGTAATCGAGAATGACCTCACACAATGCTGTCAGAAGGTTAATTTTCTCCTCTACCCCAATGTCTGAATTGGAGAGCATTCTGACTTGCTCACGGAGTTCACTGACTCCGCTTTTCTGCGGCTCCCTATCGGGAGCACAGAAGCCTGGTGCTTTGTTCTTTTTCATAGTGGTAAATAATTAAGTTGCGAACTCAGGTGATATTGATTTGATTAAGTAATCGTGATTACTTTTCAAGCGTTCGAGTTACTGTCTGTTTCGTTCCAAACTAATCTGTAACCCGCCTTCGCTTCTTCAATCTTTTAGCATTGTTCTTTGCCATTTCAATTGCGATTTTTGGGTTAAACATGTTGAATAGTTAAAGGTTAGACATTAAGTTAATTAACTCATTTTACTTCACAACATAATCTTCTTACCACATGCAAGAGGCACCATTTCAAAGACCGCTTTATCGATTTTGCCGCTTTTGTGGAGAGGCTGAAATCTGGGTGCAAATATAGGCAAAAATCACGATATAACAGCAAAGATTTTTCGATAAAGTGTGTCTTTAACACAAACTTTTATCATTTTGTTTTGAAACCATGCTTTTTGGCATAAACCGAGGCCTCTTGATGAGCCAGTTTTGCACTAAATGACTCCTCCTGTTGTGACAGCGTAGATGTCATGCTGCGGGAACTTTTCACACCCGATATAGAGGGTGTCAAAAGCATCCGTTCCATCGGTGCGGTGCTCCAGCAAATCCTCTTCCGTTTCGGGGTCCTTTTCATCTGACTTGTTCTTACGGAAACCAAGCCGGCCACGATACACTTGTGCCGTCTGAATAGCGAGAATCAGGTCATCGTTATTCTGCCTGTTGAACATCGGCATCAGGCGTTGTTTCCCGGCAAAAGCCCGATTGATGAGCAGGTATTTCTCATCATGCTTCATCGGATTGCCGAGATACACCTCCACCACCTCCCATCCCCTACACTCGAACTCATGCACAATGACCCAGCGGAAGTCCTGATCATTGACGGCATAGTTGGAGCCAAGGGCTGTGGCATCATAATAGAAGATGACCGTCTTATTCTCATGGTAGGCGTAATAGTTGCAGAAGTCATCGACAAGAGCAGACAATTTCCGCTCAAACTTGACGAAGAAGGACTTCAGCACCTTCAGCCTACGTCCAGAGGGCTGTCCGGCTACAAGCCAGTTGATATTAGCATTGTAGTCCATACCGATGCAAATAGGAGCCTGTCTATTCAGGTCCTTGTCTGCCCTGCAATCCATCGCCGAATCATCGAACTCATACCCGAGGCTGTCCAGGTATTCAAAATCCGAAGCGTTGTACTTGTGACCCTCCCGCATGGATGAGTAGAAACCATCCTTGCGTATGCCTATCCGCTGACAGAGAATTGATGTCTGGAATGTCAGCGGAGTCAAGTCACGCTTCATCTGGCGGATATAGTTCTCTCCAAGCAGTTCGATGTTCTCGATGCTGGAGTATTCCTTGTAATAGACAGCCACCGAGCGCATCTTATTGAGCTGAGTGTCAAGCCTACGTAGATAACTTCGCAAATGCTTCGGCACCTCCTTTCCCTCCTTGCGCATTTCGCGTATGCGCTCCTTCGTGTGCCATATCTCATAGAGCGTAGCCTTGATGCCCTCAATGAGATCCTTGTCCATCTTCTCGCGGTAATGAAGAAACCAAGACCCTCGCTGTGTCTGTGGCATATCAGAGAGAATCATCAAGGCATGGTTATAGCTGTGCTTCCCGAAGAACGTCTTGATACCACCATTAGCAGGCAACGTCTCATCCTTCAGCTTCTGGTAGTCTATGAACTTCGCTTCATCGACCAGCACCCAGGAAAGCGTCAAAGAGTTGGACGTACCCGGGCGGTCCTGACTGATAATGATAGCAACAGACCCATTGTAGAACGTAATGACATGCTCATAGTCAGAAGGTTCTATCAATGGCCTCTTGAATGCCTTGGGTGGCTTGCGCCCCACCACATAGTGAACACCCTTCTCATATCCCCATCTGCGCCAAGCAGTGAACAGTCCCGGCAGCGTATTGGTGAGACCGTGCTTGAATGTCGGAACCACGATGCCGCCCGTGCTGCCTTCCATGCGCTGCATATTACGAAGCACGAAAGGCGCGGCTATGGAGTCCGTCTTACCTGTGCGGCGCCCGGCAACAATGACAGTCGTATTGGCACCGATGAGCTGTGTCAATCGCTGCGGGTCATTGAAGTATATCTGTTTGGTAGGCTTTAGAGAGTTCAAGGGTTTAAGAGTTTAAGGGTTCAAGAGTTCAAGAGTTCAAGGGTTCAAGTCTTATTCGTCCTCATTGATTTCCTCGAAGTCGGCATAAGAACCAAACAGCTCCTCCTCTTCGAGGTCAGCTTCCTCATACTCAATATCATCAATATCAGCTGATTCAGCCCTGTACTTGGCCAGCAAGTCTTCCACGAACTTCTGCCTGTTCGGGATGGGCTTGATGCCCAGCACCGTCGGGTCTGAAGTCGCCGTAAAGGGCTGTATGACGATGAGATGATAAGGCAGAGCCGTTTCATCCTCTACATCGACGCGGTTGTATTTGGCGTAGGAAGTAGCCGCCCTTTCCATCGTCTTGGTGTCCTTGCGCTTTTTGGCCATCTGGTACGTCTCAATGATCATCTCATTGTAGCGCCACCGATGGAACTCACGTGAAGCCTCTGTCAGCAGCGGCACCAAAGCCTTGATGACGGCAAGGTCAGAGTATGCCTGTGACTTATGCACCGCAAAGCCACGGGCCAGTTCCTCCTCGATAAACTGTCTGTCCTTGGCATCCGGGTTGGCCAGCACCCAGTTATACATATCGCGCAACCTGAGTACACGGGCCACCTGAGCCTCCGTGTACTCCTTCTGCAATTCCTCAACGGGTGTGAAGAGATCCTTGCGGCAGATGTCTATGGTTGCGATGTTTGCCATTATTCGTCATCCTCCATATCGAGCAGGTTCTTGGCAGCATTCTCCAATGCCAACGGTGAGCCGACCTGTGCCAGCATCATCTCCTGTGTATGCAGCTTCACCTTCGAGGACGCTTTTCCCCGAAGGTAAGCCTTGGCCACATCACAGGAACGGTTCTTGATGTCCTCGCGTAGCTGTTCTGCGGGAATACCAAGGATGATGGCCATATCAGAAATAGGCAGGAAGATGGAGGCAAACTTCTCAATCTGCTCCAATTCGTTGGCTGAATAGGTCATGTAGCGGAACTGATTTATTGTGAATGAGGGAAGTCATGGACTCATGAAGCGTAGCAAAGATGCCAGGATCAGTAGTGACAAGAGCCGATTCCATGCGGTTGCCTCGTGTCAGGTTCTGCGAGGTGAGTACTGTCACCACCTCCCCACTATCTGCCTGAACAAGCAGCACCTTTGAATGGTTGTCTGCCAGATACACATGCTGCATCGTCTGGCAGATGAAGGGCCACAGATTCAGCGTCTTATTGGTAGCCTTGTAATCCAGTATGAGGTTGAACTGCTTCACCTGTCCCTGCTTCTCGATGAAGAACAGGCGGCGAAGGAACTCCTCGGAGATGGAGAACGAAGTCTGCCATACCTCGGACTTTCCGACCTGTGAAAGAATCCATTCGAGCACGTCGGCCACCTGCAGCTCATTGGTGAGATAGACCTGGTGCGTCTTCTCTGCCAATGGCCGCAAGTATTTCGATATGGATGTGCCGCGCTTCATTTCTTAGCCTTGGATGTAGTCGTTTTCTTGGGCTTGGTAGCCTTGGCAGTTTTGGCAGGTGCAACAGGTTCTGTGGTAGTTTCTGCCTCCGAACCAGTTTCAGCCTCAGCTTGTGTAGTAGGTGCAGTAACAGTCTCATCAACCACATAGTGGTCATACACGTTCCAGTTCTCATGCAGCTGCTTGTCAAGCGCGATGAGTTCTTTGAGGAACGGGTAACGTTCCGAATCCGGACACGACACCTGTTCCGTGGAGAGACTGCGCAGTTTCAGATGCACTTCCCGCATCCTACGAAGCAGGTCCAGGTTCTCCACATAACGTGCCTGAATCTCCTCTGGGAGCTGGTCATGGTCGGCACGTTTGCCCTTACGGAATTCCTCATTTGAGGTACCTCCCGTTTTCGCTTCCTGATAGCTGAAATGCTCCTTCACGATGACCTTTACCTGCTCATCCATCTCAGCCACCTCCTTGTGTGTGATGTTGGCCAGCCGGACAGTCAAGCGCTTCTGAAGTTCCGATATGAGATACTTCATCACAGCCACCTTATTCGGGTGGCGAAGAAGGTTCTGATAATGTATCTGATTGTTCTCCATCTGGAGCAAAAGAAGGCATCCGTCCTCGATGGTTCGGCTGTCATCATTGAGCCATTTTTGAAGCTTATAGTTGAATTGATTATCCATAATATATTATTTTGTTAGCGAGAGTTTTATATAATACAAATTAAAGTTTATTGTTAATACCTGTGAACATCATCAGATTCTTCCCTTTTTCCTCCAAAAGCACCTTCATGGAATGCAGTGTTGAACCCGTTGTAACGAAGTCGTCAAATACGATAATGTTAGGCTCTGGAGGCAAAAACTGAAGCTCAAATTCTGCGTTCACACGGTGCTTGGATTTGCAGGTTGCGACGTCCTCATAGAACGGGATTTTGAGCAATTTGCCTATCTCATCTCCAATGAGTGTGGCAAAATTCCGGGTCAGATGGCGTCGCTTTGGAGTGGTGACGATACACCAGTTTCCGATGTCCAGATGATGCCCGATGACCTCCCGGATGAGGGTGGCCGTTTCCGTTGCGAAGTGGCTCACCTCTGAAGCATCACTCTTGATGTCCGTGAGCGTCCTTCCCATGATGGACTTTTGCCACAAAGCGAAGAACCAGAACCCTGCCCTGTGGACGAGTTTCGTCTTCGGGTAGAAGTCGCAACGTGCCTCCGTTGACTTGTCCCAGGCGTTTCGTTTCTTCTCTCCGAACAGATCCTTCTCCGCTTTGTTCTTCCCTTTCACCTCTGTCAGAGAATTGAGCGTACCGTCCATGTCCGGCACTTGCACCTCGGCAAGGAGGTCACTCATGTCTATGGCGGTACGCTCTTCCAACTTTTCAAGTATTCAAGAATGAACAAAAGTCCGTTACGTAGTCACAGCCGTAGGTGTGTCGCCACCTGCAAGGCTCAGTTCCCCGTCTTCGGTGACGATCGTTCCCTGATAGAACGGGGACGGGCAGATGTCAGTTGCCTCCACGTTGATGGTAGTGCTGGCTGTGCCTGTGGCACCCTGTCCGTTGTCCTGTGCCACCGTTGTCTTCGTCTCATAGAAACGGGAACCCACGATGCGCCAGAGGCCGGACATATCCTGTACGAGGAATACATTATCGGAGTTGTTGAGGTAGCAGGCTACAGCAGAAGCCTCCTGACCTACGCCCGGATGGACGGCAGTGAGCTTGTTGAGCTGCGTCTGGGAAGGAGCCTCGCCCTGTGCATCGGAAGTCAACGTGGACTTCTCCGCGAGGATGTCAATGAAGTGCCAATAGGTATCAGCCTTCAGCGTGAAGTTTCCCGTGGTGGTTGCGAAGGCATAGCGTCCGCCAGAATCCGCGCTGTATGCGGGCCACTGCACGACGTTCTGTTTGCTCGTGTAGTAGAGACGGCGGCGTATGCCCGGCATTACAGGCTGTCCCTGGCACCATGCAAGGGAGCGCTGCAAGGGAGTGAAGCAAGAGTTGTTGTTTGTAGGCATAATGGTAAGTGTTTAGCGTGTTGTGTTTGTGTTTCAATCAGTTGCCAACCAAACGGCAAGGAAAGGAACTAAGGCAAACACCTTAGCCCTGTCCCTGCTGTGCCGAAGTAGCCAGTTCGATGACTTTAAGGCGGCGGCGGTCGATGCTCTCGAACTGTACACCGAAGAACATGGTGGCAATGTAGGTGAGTACGAAGGGTGCGAACTCACGTACATCCACGCTCTCCATGTCACCCATCTGGTCGAAGCCAACGAGCATGTTGCTCTTGGGAGCGATGTGGATGAACTTGGAGCCCAGCTTGTTCGTGAGCGGAATCATGTGCAGCTTGTTGTTGCTGCCCTCCACGGTGTTCTTCTCATAGCCGAGGTTATAGGGAAGAGCGCCATGCAGCGACTGGTAGGATTCATTGTACATGTCAATGAACTCCTGTGTGCAGTACATGTTCAGGTCCTGAGCGCGGAGAATAGGATCCAGGCCGAAGAGAATCTTCTTGGCGACGGTGCAGGCATTCAGCTCGGTAATCTCCTCCGTCAGCTTCAGGTAGTTGCCATGAGCTGCGGCGATGTTACCAGCGGTGATTTCCGTGGAGGTAATCGTATCGAATCCGTTGAACAGATCCTGCGTAGTGTCGCCGTTGTCGTTGCGGACGGCAGACCAGATGGCGTTGTTCAGCTTCTCGGACAGTCCACGTGCAATAAGAGCCAGGACGTGACGGGCCTGCAGCGTCTGCTTCTGTCCGTCGCCCTTGGTAGAGCCGGACATCATGCCGAGCAAGGTACTTGCGGCACTGTTAGGCTCGAACTCAGCACATACGGAACCGAAGAACGTTTCCAGAGTGCGGAAGTTGAGGTTCAACTCGGCGTTGGTGCGACGGCTTGCCTTGTAGGGAGCAAACTGCGCAGAGCCGGACAGTTCGCCCACGGACTCCTTATAGCGGATGCCAGGGCGCTTGGTCATGTGCTGGAGAGTTTCCTCACAGCCGATGATGGGGAGCATCAGTAGGTCAGAACGCCACTTGTGCGCTGCCTCCTGATACTCCTGCGGGGTAAAGTGAAATGTTCCTGCCATAGCGGTAAAATTTTGTGTTTGTGTTGTGAGTAGTTACGTGCGTGTGTATGCGTGTGTGCGTGTAATAAATAACAATGAGTAGGGGCTTAGCCGCCTACGAGGTCATACAGTTCCTTGGCGCTGCTGACATGGCTGAGGTAGTCATCTGCCGGAGTAGGCTGCTGGCTTCCCTCGACATGAGCACTGACCACGGCGGGCGACTGTGCAGCGGGCGTGCCCTTCAAGGCGTTCACCTGCTCAGTCAGTTCCGTGTTCTTGGTGGTGAGGTTGGTCACCTTTCCTTGCAGATCCGTCACCTGGTTCTGCATGGAGGCGGCATTGGACTCATGTGCCTGAAGGGCATCCTCGATGGCCTGAAGCTGTGCCTCAGTCAGCGTGACATGACCCTCAGCGTTTGGAGTGAAGCCCTCCGAGACTTTCAAGGCGGCTTCAATGCGGGTGTAGTGTTTCATTTGTGCTGTTGGTTTTGGTGTTGTGTTTGAAGTAGATGTTTGAGGTGTAGTAGGAGAGGTGGTGGTATTGCTTTCGACAGAAGGCTTGAACAGAGAAGCCATAGCAGCCATGAAGCGCGAGAACAGCGGTTCGCTGTGCTGCGGATGACGACCCTTGTCGGAGTACGGGATGGAAGGAATAGGCATCTGAGCCTCTGCCATCGCATGAACGAGGGCTTCCGTCAGCTCCGGCTTCTCGTCACATTCCAGTTCTGTCAGCTCATCCACGAAGCCCCATTCCAGAGCTTCCTTGGCGGTGAGCCATCCGCCCGTCTTCATCAATGCCAGCAGATCCTCCTGAGGCTTGCGGCATCGGGCTGCATACATGGCGGAAACATCGCAGTCCATCTTGTCGAGGTTCGTCTTCTGTTTCAGCAGGGCTGTGATATAGTCCTGCAGCTGGTCAGCGTTCATGCTGGCCCACTCGAAGACCGCCATGCTGCACTTGTGTACTAGGTACAACGCAGAAGCATCCATCGTAATGCGCTTGGCACCGAGGGATGCAATCGTCGCGGCAGAAGCGTTCATACCCACGAAATGAGCATGAACGTTGCCGTGACTGCGAAAAGCAGAATATATAGTGAGAGCGGTGGAGAGCTGGCCACCCGTGCTGTCAATGAGCACGGCCACTTCTGTGTCGGGGTTGCTACGCAGGGTAGCAGTGACATCGTCGGCGTTGAAGTCACTGCCCCCTACATAGCCTTTCAGATGAAGATGATATTGAGTCATTGGGCAGATGTGTTTGTTTTCTGCCACAAAAGTACTCTATTACATGTACGCGCGAAAAGACAGTAAGACGAACAAAACAAAGCCCGCTCTCATTGTTTTGAGAACGGGCGGAAATACAAATAGTGAATCTTACTTCTTTTTAATGACTTCCCAATGTCCACCGAAATCTGGACCTACGTGACGAATAATCCCTATGTCTGTTAGGAACTTTAGATCACGTTTTATTGTACGGAGTCCAGCACTCAATTCTTCAGCTAAATCGTTCGCAGATATAGAAGGATTCCGACTGATGAGACTGATAATTCCAGCACGGCGTTTGTTCTGCTTGTTGTCAATATTCAAACCGGAGAACAAAATACCAGAATGGGAAGTACTGTCAGTGCCATTTTTTATCTTGTCAGTGCCATTATGGGTATTGTCAGTGCCATTTTTTATCTTGTCAGTGCCAATATGGGTGCTGTCAGTGCCATTTTTCACCTCCGCATACGTAATGGCAAATAAGAATTGCTGGCCGCTCTGAATGGAAATCTGATAGTCGGGGTAGTAGAGGGGAGCATATTTCAGGATGTTCCTTGTGCCGCTTCCA